ACCGGCGTTGGCGCGGGTGACGGTGTAGTCGGTCAGCAGGACAGAGCACGACAGGTACGGCGTGCCGCCCGCGATCGGCTGGATCTTCAGGTTCCGCGGCACCGAGGTGGACGAGATGCTCTTGAACACCAGGTGCGCCCCGGTCGCGTTGTACACGCCGTTCAGCGTCGCCGAGTAGTCCGCGAGCAGCAGCAGCCGCTCGTGCGCGGACTTGTCCACGCCGGTGGTGTCCTGCACACCCCGCGGGGTGGAGAACGCGAAGTTGGTGACGTCGTTGGAGATCACCGTGGGGGTCGGCGTGGCGTCGTCACAGGTGACGGTCGCTCCCAAGCCGCTGGTCTTGGCCATGATCAATTACCCTTTCTGTCGTTCGTCGGCCAGGGAGCCTTCGTGCTCCTGGAAGTCATCGACCCAGTCCTGCGCGCGGGTGTGCCGCAGAACCTGGCCGCCCCTGGGTACGCCGCGGAAGTCGCCATCGCGCCGCCAGAACGAGTCCGGCCGCGTCCGGTGCTCGGCGAAGCAGCGCTGGAACGACTCGAACCGGAACACGGTCAGGCCGGCACCGGTCCGCCGCTCGGTGAACGTGCGCCCGGACTTCTGCCGGATGTACGCGGCCTGCTGCTTCCCGAGGTCGGTCGCCTCGTCCACGGTGGTCTCCCAGCCGTGCGCCCACGCCTGACACCCGACGTCCTTGCACGCGGCCACCACGGTCGTGTCACGGCCGCCGCGGATGGCGTAGGTGATGTAGTCCGTCTGCGCGCCGAGCGGCTGCGGCCGGAACGGCTCCTGGGGCCGCATCAGAAGGTCACTCCTGCGATCGGGTTGACGACCAGCACCACGGAGAACGTCGCGGACGTGAACCCGGCGGAGGTGACGGTGGTCGCCCGCACGTACCGGCGGATCGTGGCCGTGTTGGCCGAGGCGATCCGCTGCGCGGTGTGCGCGGCCGTCGTCTGCGTGAAAGCGCCGCCGGAGACGTCGGCGAACGTGACGTTGTCGGCCGAGTCCTGCAACTTGACCGTTGCGTCGGTGCCGGTAAAGGCCGTGACTTGCAGGTAGGCCTGGAACCCGAACGAGGTGGCGGCGGCGAAGTCGACGCCGGTGCCGGTGGTGGCCGCAACGTCGGTCCGCTGGCCGGCGGTGAGCTGGACGCCCCACTCCAGGCCGTAGCCGTTGGCGACGGACGACACCGTGGAGGACAGCATGCCGTCGGCGGCGCGGGTCGGGTTGTAGTCGACCTGCTTGGCGACCTGACAGGCCGCCGGGTTGCCGAGGACCCCGCCGCGCAGGTAGGCGCACACCACGTCGGTGCGCGGCAGTGTCGCCAGCACCGGATGGGAGTGGCTGACCGCGGGGTCGAACAGCACCGTGAAGTCGATGCCGCCGTCCCGCTGGCCGCCGCCGCGGACGTGGGCGAACTTGATGATGGGGGTGAAGTCGAACGTCCCTTGCGGACAGTCGATCTTCGACAGGGCGTTGACCTCCCCGGACAGGTCGTAGCCGCCGAAGAGAAACTGGTCCCCGAGGCCCGAGGTCTTGCTCACTTCGGCTCACCGGCCCCACGCAGAACCTCCAGCGACAGGCCGTCCTCAAGTACCACGATGCGGTGGGCCGCGAACATCCTGCCCAACTGCTCCGCCACATTCGCATGTTCTGCCATGGTGAAGCGCTTGGGCGCCATCACGACGATGGCGTCATCGGGCTCAAGCCGCAGCACCCGCACCTCTTCGATACCGAGTGCGGCCAGCTCGTCTGGCAATGCGGACACTGCGATCACACTCCATTCGCTTTGGTGATGAAGGCGTCGATGACCGGCTTGGCGATCGCCGCGGTCTTCTGAGTCACCGAGTTCGCGGCCCTGCGCAGCGCGAAGTAGCCCTTGAACCGGGTGCTGGCGTTGCGGGAGCCGACGCCCTCCAGCCACGGCCCGTAGACCAGCCCGCTGCCCGGCCAGCCGTCGTTCACCACCAGATCGGAGCCGCGCTTCATGGTGTTGACGTGCGACTGGTACCGCGGCGGCTCAGACGGGTGCTGGAACGACTCGGTCATGTTCATCTGCCACTGGAACTCGGCGTAGGAGGCGACCTCCTTCTGTACGGCCAGCACGGCCGCGGCCAGTTCGGCCTCGGCAACGCCGGTGAACAGCGGGCCCCGCTCGTTGACGTGGATCATCTGTCCCATCAGGGCGCCTCCTGAAAAAGGTCGTTTACAACGAGAGGCAGCGACACGTCCGTAACGCGGTACACCGTCCCGTCCTGGTTGACGTAGCCGGTTTTGGCGCGCAGGCCCTGCGAGTGGTTGCCGAGCAGGTCGACGTTGCGGACAACGCCGGTCATGGTGAAGCCGCCGGCGAACTGGGTGATCAGCGCCGCAACCGCGCGCATGATCAACGGGTCAGTCTGGTCGGCGGGCTGAGCCAGGAACGGCATCTGAGGCCGGAGCGTGATCGTGATCAGCCCGGTCACCGAACTCAGGCCGGACGCCGCAGCCAGCGGAGCGATCTCCTCGTACCACATCGAGCACGTCAAGCCGTTGCCCGGCCTGGATTTGGGCTCATGAGTGGCGACGCGCTCGAACTCACCGGTCTGCCCGGCATAGGAGGCGACCGCGTCAACAAGGCCCTGGAAGTCGAATGCCATCAGATGCCCCGGATCCTGGCCTTGCGGCCGAAGCGGGTCTCGGCCTCGTCCCACAGTTCCGGCAGGGCCGCGCCGAGACTCTTCACCGCAGACGCGCCCTCGCCTTCGGGGTCGGAGTAGCCGCCGATCTCCTGCGACACGCGAACAGACGCCTCGGCGATCGCGAGGTCCCGCAGCAGCGACGGGATGCGCCAGACGGTGGCCGCCGCGCCGTTGTTGTGGGTGGCCGCGGTGGTGCCGTTCATGCCGCGCACCACGGTCAGGCTGCGGAAGGCATAGACGTGCGTCCCGGCGGCGTGGGCGGCCAGTACGGTCCCGTCCCAGGCGCGCTTCACGGTGACGGCGTTGCCGGTGATGTCCGCGACGAGCATCCGCTCGGAGTCGATCTGGATGACCTCGTCGATGTGCAGCTGTGTTCCGTCGGTGACGCCGATGGAGACATCGCGCATGTCTGCGGTGGTGGCGCCGGACAGGTTGGTTTGGCCGGTGTCGAGCGTGGCCCGGTCGGCGATCAGCATCCGCTCGGAGTCGACGATGAGCAGCTGGCCGATGCCGATGAGGGAGCCGTCGGATATGTGCATGTTGGTGGCGGTGGTTGTGCTGACGGCGGCGGTGAGCGTGCCGGCCGGGTCGGTGGCCATCCAGTAGCCCCACGTGCCGGTGATGGCGATGTCCCGCTGCGGGGTCTGGCCGACACCGAAGGAGTAGGACAGGTCCCGTCGCAGCTCAAGGTACGTGTACGGCGGCCCCGAGTTGACCGGCTCGAAGTTGCACGCCGCCAGCGGGATCGTCTGGCCGCCGCTCGTGACCGCGTTCGCCGCGACCGGCTGCGTAGCCAGGTTGTACTGGTCGAGCCACAGGCGCCACGGATAGGCGTACTGGAAGTTCGGCCAGTCGAAGTAGTAGGTGGCGTCGACCGGGTAGAACTTGCGGTGCAGGTGGCCCTTGTCCTCGATGTTTTCGGTCGCGGACTGGATGGCGCGGTCGATCTGCCAGTTGTTGCGGGCGGTCTCTTTGATGTCTGTGGCGCGCTTGACGTCTTCGCGGGTGCACAGGCACGGGATGGACACGGCCATGTCAGCCGCCCTTCTTCGGCGGCGCAGCCTTGACGTGCTTGTGGTGGCTGCCGACAACGTGCGCGTGGTGCTTGTGCTTTCCGTGGCCGTGCTTGGCGCCGGCGTGGTGCTTCTTGCCGCCCGCGTGCTTCTTCATGGCGCCACCACCTTTCGGGGGCGGTGCGGGCCGCGGCGGCAGGGCCGCACGGCGGTACGTTCGATGGTTGGCACCTGGGACCCTTCTTTCTTTGCCCGAGAACCCCGTGGGGTGGGTGACCGCTGGTATTCGGTTGTTGGTGGTGCGGTCGTCGGGTCTACGGCAGACCGCTGTATGAGCCGGGCCCTTCGGCGACGCCGTCGAACAGACCGGCCGGGGGTTCCGGCCGGGTCCAGTCCCGGGGGTAGCTCCAGCCGTCGAAGGGGCAGAACCAGGTGCCTGGCTCCGACGGGGGTCCCGATAGCAGCGGCTCGCCGTCGTTGGGGCACGCGGTCGGCGGACCCATCACGTAGGGGTCGCGCTCGAACTCCAGCCGCGCCTGGCGGCGGATGTCGAGGAGCTGGTACCAGGACACTGCGTCAGCCCCCTGCCGTGGTCTTCGCTGCGGCCTTGGGAGTCTCGGCCTTGGCGGTCTCGGGCGTGGGATCCGTGGCCGGGGCAGCCTCGGACGCCGGCGGCGCCTCAGCGGAAGCGACCGGTGGCGCGGGGGCCGCGGTGGCGCCGGTCGTGAGCCGGTCGATGGTCGGGCCTTGGAAGTGCGCGAATTGCATGCCGAACTTCGCCAGCAGCGCATGCAGTTCGTCAACGAACTCCTGCTCCAGGTGCGCGACTTCACCGCCCAGCTTCCCGGACGCGCTCAGGATCCAGCTCATGCCGATACCTCCTCGGCGGCCGGTGCGGCGTTGGCCTTGGCCGGCTCGGGGGTGTCCTGCGCGGCCTCGTGCTCGTCGAGCCGCGCGGCCAGATCCGCCTTGTTGCCGGCGGTGGGCAGCCCGCGGTTCTTCGCGGCCTCGCGCAGGTGCGCCAGCGGCTTCGAGGCCCAGTCCTCGGCGGCGTGAACCTCGGCCTTGGCCTCGGCCACGGCCTCCTTCACGACCTCGGCCGCCTTGTGCTCCGCGCGTCCGACGTATCCGACCTCGCCCGGCTGGGCGCCCGCGTTCGACGGGCCGCCGCCGACTGTGGTGTGCGGCATCACTTCCTCCTTCTTCACGTTCGCGGCGTACTGCGGCGACACCGTCCGGCAGCGCGGACACGCCAGCAGCCCAAGCGCGAAGCGCGTCTGGCAGTTGGTACACGTCACGGGGCGCATCAGGCCGCCACCACCGTTGCGGCGTCGTCGAACGGCACGTAGGTCATCGACCACTTCACGCTGCCGGTGTCGGACGCGCTGGTGGTGAGCTGGATGGCACCGACAGGGACGAGAAGCCCCAGGGCCAGCGACGGCAGCGCTACGGCGCCGGCCACCGGCGTGACCGCCAGTGCGGAGCCGAGTGTGGCCGGCAGCGTGAACCACGACCCGACCGCGGAGCTCGTGACCGCGGTCGCGGACGCCAGGGTGGTGGCCGCGCCGGTCGTCGGGGTGGACACCACGGTCAGCGTCGTGACGGTGGCGCCGAGAACGGTCGTGACCTCGCCTACGAGTGAGGTGACGACGATCCTGCCGCCGGAGACCGTGAAGATGGAGCCGGTGGCGGTCTGGGGCAGCGCCGCAGTCGCGCGGTCCACCCGGACGCCCAGGCTCGCACCGCGCACGCCCTGCGGCGACAGGATGTAGCTCATGCCGCCGCCACCGCCGCGCCGTCGTCCAGCGGCAGGTAGAAAAGGTCCCACTGCATCTGGCCGGTGCTCGATGCCACCGTGGTCAGGTCGATGGTGCCGGTGGACACCATGACCGGGGTGAGCGGGCCGAGCTGGTTCGAGCCCGCGTTGGTGATCAGCAGCTTGTTCGCCGGGATGTCCAGCGAGACGCTCGCGCCGATCTCCTTGGCGTTCACGTCGCTCGCGGTGACCAGGTTCAGGTTTACCGCGGTGCCCGAGGTGGGCGTTGCGGTGAGTTGCAGGGTGGTGGCCTGCGCTTGGATCGCGGTCGTCACCTTGCCCATGAACGCGGTGATGATGACGCGTCCGCCGGTGACCGTGAACAGGTGGCCGGTGGTGGACTGCGGCAGCGCAGCCGCAGCGCGCGTGATCCTCGTGCCGAAGACCAGCTGTCGCAGCTGCGGACCCTGGATGATGTTGGACATCAGCCGCCGCCCTACGCCGAGATCTTCATGAGGTTGACCGGCTTGCGCTGCACCGTCAGGTCGTGCTTGACCGCGACGAGCACGCCGTCACCGGGCGCCGAAGCGGTGCACTTCACGTACTGGTAGCCGTCCGGGACCATCGACACGAGCAGCGCGATCGCGACCTCGATGTCCGTGCCGATCACGACCGCGTTCGACGCGGCCTGCGCGACCTTGTCCGACCAGGCGCCGGTGCC